CCTCCAAATCTTCTATTTTGACTCCTTGCTCATGCAACTTAATTTCATGAGTCTGTAGCATCTTTTCGTGTTGCTCTGCTCGTTGCTCAAGTGTATGCAAGTTTTTTTCTTGCAATTCGTGCGACCGCTTTAGGTCGTTTCGAATCCCTTGCATCGGCAGCTCAACATACCTTTTTAATAGCCCACGTAGCAGGTAACCAATCGCACTTATTATCGCTATAATTGACCCCCACTCGTCCCAGCCTAGCCCTAAAATTTCGTGTGGCACATACAATCAACTCTTTCCTAGATAAATTTAATCAAAATAAAAAGCACGCCCCACAAGGGTATGCTTAACAATGTTCCATGCCAAAGACCTTCAAAAAATCTCATGTGGTCAGCTCCTTTCTGATTAGCTAATAGAAAAACCATACTCATCAAGAGAAAAGTATTAGTTTCAAATTAATCTGGTCTAATAGCCTTAAATATATTATACTTAAATAAATAAAATGTTTTGTTTAGGAGAATTTTGCAGTGATAAAATTGAACATTAAAAAAAAGAGCATCGAAGAAAGCCTGTTTCTGTTGGCATTAGCAACATATACATTTTCGACATTATTAACTATTTCTTTTTACTACATAAAAGTACCGACTGTGACATATAATATTGTTACTGTTTTCTGTATTCTTTTACTAGTATTTAAAGAGCTAATTCATGCACGATTTACATTAAGAGAGTTATTTTCCCTATTTATTTCTTGCTTTATCTTTGCAATAGCTAGTAAATCAAGCGTTAATAATGCCGCTTACTTACTTTTTATTTTTTCAGCAAGAAACTGTAACTTCAAGCGTGCTTTAAAAATAGTTGGATTATCCAGTGCAATTGGATTAGCTTTTGTTGTTGTTTCCTCATTAGCAGGGATAATAGAAAATTATGAGGGTTATTCAGACTTCAGGCTAAGGCAATTTATTGGTTTCGCTTATGCTCTCTATGCTCCTGCAATAATGTTTAATATAACTGCAATAGTAATCTATCTCTACAAATCAAAAATAAAATGGATAACCATTATTATTCTGTCGCTAGCAAACATATATATTTATAGCTATTCACAATCAAAGCTCTCTTTTTATTTTGCAACAATGCTAATAATATTTTCTATTTTAGTAAAAGTGTTCAGTATCAAATCATTTCCCCCAAAATTACTTTTTTGTCTGAATTTTTCATTCATTTTTTTCTTTCTTTTATCAATAGTAGTTGAGTTTAATTACTCTTATAGAATCAAATGGATGTACAGTTTGGATCAGGTTTTAGAGAATCGCTTATCTTTAGCAAACGCATCACTTTTTAATTATGGAATTCATTTATTTAAAACTGATGTGGGTTGGACTGGCTTTGGAATCTACCTTACCGGTCAGCGTGCGTTTGGACAGTACATTTATGTTGATAATTTCTATATATTTATGCTCCAATTATATGGAATTGTATTTTCTTTGATTTTAATTTTTCTTTTAACTCGTACTTTATTTGAATGCTATAAAAAAGGTGATTTCATGTTATCATTTATACTTTCAATTTATGCAATCCATGGGGTAATTGATAACTTGATATTCACACCTTATTACAACGCTTTTCTTTTAGCGATCGGCGTTTATGCTTTTCAAAGAAGATCAAGCGAGCAAAAAATAAATAAGAAATTTAACAGATCTATTTAAACCTGATTTATTCATAGTTCATTAAAAGCCTGGCAGTTTTCGAAAAAATACGAAAACTGCCAGGCATATCTTTATGAATAAATCAGGTTAAATTGAATTAATTATTATATAAGCTTACCAAGCAGGCTTTTTTAGTTTGGCCAAATTACTTGTCAAAAACTGTTAGCTAACCCATTTATTGTATATTCAAAGCTTCATATTTCCCTATATAGGGGATTTCCGGTGTTGTATAAGACTCTAACACATAAATCTGGCAAGTAACCTTTTCACTAATCGTTCCTTCACCTTTGACGCCGACGACATAAGCAGTTCTTGAACTGCTTGCACTGATATTTTCAATATTTCCTAAAAATTCATAGTCATGGATTTCACCATCAGTTTTTAGATTTTTTCCACGACCTCCCAGTTGGAAAGAAAATTTAGCCAAATCATCAGACGAGCCGGTGATCTTGCATTTCAGATACCCACCAACCATTTTTCCTACAAGCGAATCATCAACCGGCAAATAAAATGTGTATAAAGACAAACTATTATCTGGAGTGAAAGTTACTGTCACACTTCCATCATCATTTTTTACCGCTGTTGATCCTTTATGAAAACTTGAATCTATACTTGAAATCACTCCGTTTGAAAATGAAGTCATAAGTTTTGGGTTGTTAGAAAGTGTTAAATGCTTTGAAATTCCGTTGCCTATTATTTCATTATTAAAACCATTATCAACTATTTTGTTGAAAATATCGCAATAATCGATTGCAATAATATCTGTATGATTAGCGTCCCCTTCTGTAATGTGTAGATCAGAAAGAACGGCTCTGCAATTTTGTGTTTTACTATCAAAACTTAATAAATTTGCTTTTTGGTCATTGATTCCTCTTAAGTAGGCCCCGTCTAAGTCAATTGCCTCACAATTAACTATCTCTGCATACTGTGCTTCATCAAATCCTAGATATTTAGAATGAGTAACAGAAACATTTATACAATTTTCTAAATGAATCGTCACATCACTGGAGGTTCCGTTTCCCGGCTCATGAGAATCACCCCACAGTTCTCCTTTAATAAAATCAAACAAAATATCATGTACCACGTCTCGATAGGAATCTGCACCTTTGATATAGATTAAATTATTATTAATAGCCTGTAGAAAGCATCTTTGAAAAGCTACTCCGAAGATGCTCTTAGTGTCTGATGTATTGACTATCTCAACAGCTGGTTGTGACTGTACATTGTTTCCTAAAGTATTCGATGTTATTTGGCAGTCAAAAAAAGCAGCGTCAGTAATGTTTGCTCCTTCGGCACCTCCTGAATTTATATCAGGATTTGTTTCAAGCCGAAAAGATCCCGAGTCAATTTGCCAGTAATGTTCAAAAGTTGGGTTTTCGATATCAAGAGCACCAGAATTAGTAGCCTTGATCAGCGTTCCATGCGCTTGACAACCTTTAACAATTAAATTACTAATTTTTGATGCACGTGAAGCACCTAGTTGAAAACCAATTAAATTGTTATTTAAATTGTCAGCACTGTCAATTTTTAAGTTACCCAGGTAGTAAATCGGTTGTCCAGAAGAATCTGCATTAATAACTGGCTTGCTTGCAGATAAAGAGTTTGAGCAAAAAGCTGATGTTGCCTTAATAACACTGGTCTCATACGCTCCACCAATACGGATAGCATTAGTTGGTAAATCAATAGTTCTATTAACCATGTAAGTCCCAGATGGTATATAAACATTAGTATTCTTAGACTGAGCTACTGAGATAGCCTGTGTGATAGCACACAAATCTTTAGTATCTGTTAAAGCTGTTGCGCTTGGATAATCAGCTTGAGCATCTGCTAATGTTTCATAGCTATCGCTTAAAATATGATCAGCTCCATCACCAACAGCACCAAACCATTTAACGTTGACCGCTCTTTCTCTAAACTCTTCGTCCCAAAAATCTCCTCTTAACTTAGCAGTAGTAAAAGACTTTGAAAGCATATCCGAATGCCGAAAGTCGATCACTTCATTATCATTTGTTGAACCAGAAATTTGATCGTTAAAACGATCATCAATATTTTGAGATTGTTTTTTTGCTTCTTGTGAAACTGTAGAACCGATTTCAACTCCTTGTGCAATTGCGTTTCTAACATCACCACCATAAATTGCATTTCTAATGTTTTTAGTCCTTAAATTTACTCTTGAATCAACATCATTTTGATTATAGTCATCCGGATATTGTATAGTTTCCGTCAATGCTCATCATCTTCCTTTCTATTCTAAATGAATGCTTTATCGTAAGACTTACTTGCATCAAGGCTTGCTCCATTGAACTTATCTGTGTACTGCCATGCTGAACATGAACTCGGCTTGGTTGACCCCCATGCAGCTTTCCAAGTGTATTTTGCTAAGCTACTGCTAAAACGCGCATCAAACCAACTTGACGATCCATATAAGCACGTGTTTGTATATCCGGCATCGGTTAACATTTTGAAAAACGCCGTTAATTCGGTATCAAGTTCACTTTTGCTAGTGCTCAAACTTGAATCTTCGACATCGCAAGCAACAATTAAAGATTTGTCAATGTTTTTTGCTTGTAATTGCGACAAGTAGTATTGAGCTTCACTTGCTCCGCCACCTTTGTAATAGTGATAAGTACCAATCGTTTTAATGGCAGCTGAAGTAGCATTAGCTGTCTGTGAGTCGAACAAGCCATTAGTGTAGTCAGTACTTTCAGTCAGCTTGTCAATCAATCCACGCACACCAGCACTGTAAAGCGAAGTGAAATCAGATACGCTCATTGAACCGTTATTACTGCTTAAATCAATAAAAACAGTGCCTGAACTCCATAAAGAATTTCCGGACACAATATCACTGACTTGGCTGGATAGACTGGAGTAGTTGTCACTTAATGTTTCGAGTATATTGGTCTGTTTAGCAATAGTGCTTGCTTGGTTTGCAGTTAAGGCACTCAAAAGCGATATTTTCTTTTGTAAGTTTCGAGTTTGCTTAATTTTGTTATTCAAATAAGCACTCAAATTCATGTTTACATCGCCAATTTTGATTGTTGAGTTAGTCGGCGTTACCAAGTCCAGATCCAATTCAGCGACTTGTAACCACTCCGTTGGCGCCACAAAATCATTAATGAATTGATATTGATTACCAACTTTGAAATCATCAATTGTTTTGTTAATCAAATGTAGATTAGACACGCTGATTTCCCAGCTTTCTTTCGCTGCTGATTGAGAATTAAGCCAGTTTTGAGCTTTTTGTTGGAGCGTAGTCGCATCTGTAATCCCATCAAAATTTTGCGTTCCAACGATGATGCCAAATTCATCAATTAGAGCCTGATTATCTACATATCCTTGATTAGCTAATGTAGTTTTGGCTGTTGTTGGTTGCTTATCAGCAGTTAAAGAACTTGTATCCGTTGATGAGCTATTAGTTGATGAATCTGCTCCAGTCGGGATCAAACGGGTAACCACGCTTGTCGGGTCAATCGTTTTATTGGCTGATTTCATATTGAAGCCAATCCGTAGTGGCGTTGAGCTTTTAGAACCTATTGAGCTTAGATAGTTAATTGTCATTGCCGAGTAGTCAACTGTTATATATCCGCCGTAGACGTTTATCAGTCGATTTGTGATCGCATCAAAAGTATCTTCATAATCTAAGTAACGATCAGCAGATCCGGCTGAATCCGTGACCGTTACAGTTCCTACATTGAACTTTTTATAGTTTTCGACTTGGCTATTATGCTGGCTAATGATTGCCTGCAAGTATGTCTTCAAGTCGCAATTGCTAACTTTTTGCTGAATCTGCACACTGTCATGCAAGAAATCCTCAACAGAATTTGCATCAAAGGTCTGATAAACCAGCCCACTTGTATCCATAACCGGCTTTTGCTTAATCACTCGGCCATAAAAAATAAGGTTTCCGTCTTGGAAAACCTTAATCATTGACTGCATTGGTGTTACTAGATTGTAGCCGGGATTATCATATCCTAGAGAAAATTCTAACGTATCAACAGCATTCAAGCTTTGCGTTAAAGTTGCTGTCTGGGTGCTTTGCATTTTAGGCAATTGAGGAATTGAAGCATGAATAAGTGTTCCAGCAGAATCATTTTCATTTTGATAAAGAACAACTTGATAGTTCATGCAACCAACTCCTTGTAAAACTCAAAGCTAATAGTGCCTGTCCCAGTGAGTGTAAGTGAGTTCATTCCGGGTAACAGATAGATGAGCGTATCTTCATATGTTCCAGCGGTAAATGTTACCTCATTGCCGTTACAACTGACTTTAATTGTTCCTGTAACGGTTATCTTAGGCTGAACAGCGGCACTTCCAGGATTGATTAAAGGCACAACATCGCCATTGTTGACAGTAAAGCTTGTATCTTGTGATACGTCATAATCAAAGTTGAACGTATCCCATTCATCATTGCCTTCTGGAATTTCACAAAACATGAATGGTGGGTTGCAAGTGAATGCAAGAGTAACTGTCACTTCACAAGTTTGGTCACTGACGGTCACGTTTTCGCTACTACACTTTGCTAAAAAATAGTAATTTTCAGGTATTTGAGAATCGTAAAGTTTTCCTGTTCCGTATCTCATGACCTGATTTTTAATAAGTGCTTCAAGGGTATGTCTTTCAGCATACGTTGAGCAATATTTAGAAAAAGAATAATTAAGTGTCATTGGCTTAAAAAAGCGCTGACCAAATGCCATTGAATAGTCAATAACGCCCTGTACACCGGGGATTGTTTCTGTTATTTCCTGTTCTTCAAGAGAGTTGGGGGTGCGGCTAATCATGTCAAACCCCATGACGGCTGAATCAAAATCACCAAAACTTATTTTTTCTTTAATCACTGCTTCATCACCCCCACACGTTTCTTTGTTGATAAGAATTCGAAACGTAGCCTTGCTTATCGAACTCAGGATACAGTTCACCGACCAGCTTCCCATTGAAATTGACGTCCATTTTTTTAGTTAGCATTGCTTTCACAAGACTAATCAAAGCACTGTTTTGTTCAATCAGTGTATCAAGCTTTTTACTTGTCCCATTGTCTAAGCCTGTACCAGTGATAGCTGTTTTAGCCTGATTTAGCAGTTCAACTGCTCGATTGTGCTTTGTGTAATCGGTCGGAATGACAAACTCCGGCTTGTTACCCTCTGCTAGTGTATATAGTCCTTCAGCTGATACCACACCACCATTAGCATAGCCAACATACTTCCCACCACGGGCTAACGATTTAATGCCAGGAACGTTGCCAATACCACCATAACGAGATTTAATATACCCAATGGCTGAAATAGCTTGGTCTAACGGATTAGTCCAATTGCCATAACCGGATTTAGCATAAGCTTCGAAAGTAGACTTAATCATTTGAAACCAGCCACTAGATGGATGACCCGCCTTAGCGTTTGAATCCCAATTATTAGTAACATTTCTGAACCCTGACTCATACTTAGCAATAGTTTCCAATCCATTAAGCCAATTTGAACCAGAAACGCCAGCGAGACCCATAGCCTTTTCAATAACCTCTTTAGCTTGTGTAGGTGTTGCCGTTCCTTTGATGTTTCCAACATCATCACTAAAGATTTTTTTAATCCAGCTGACAGCACTTTTAGCTATTGTGCTAGGAAAATTAGTAATAATATCACTAGCTAAGCCAGTGCTAGTTTTGATACCAACAGCAAATTTACTAAAAACAGACTCTAAAAATTGTGCTGGATGCGCAATAATTTTGTCTGCATCTTCTAGCAAATCTTTGCCCTTATTGAAAATTCCACTAAAGAAACTTCCTATTGAACCGCTAGCATATTTTTGAAATCCCATTAGGCTTGCCAACCTAGCTGAACTATTACCATCTAGAATTTCGGTGCCAGCCTTGAGAGGAACAATCATATTTCTTTGAGCTGGGAACATACCAATTTGGCCATCCGGTGTATGATACATTTCACGATAGTCTGATCCTTTGCCATCATTAACCATTGCCAACTGGTCTTTTAGTACGCCACCAGTTCCGCTAGCATAAGCTGGTAAAGGAATACTCCAAGTAGCTTTAATCTTGCTTGCCCCAACTTTGTCTAAAACCCAGTTGATGCCTTTTTCTAAGCCAGACAATAATTCATTAAAAGGCGTTGCAATTCCACGAACCACATCAACGAAAGCTGTGTGGATAGCTTTTACAGCCCCAGAAATAACACCAGAAATTGAGGAGAAGATTGACTTGAAAGTATTAAGAATATCGCCTAAGCGGCCACCGGTTATTTTATTAAGCCAGTCGTACATTGTCGTAAATACGCTTTTAATACCGTTCCAAATGCCATTAACAACATCACTTACAGAACTTTTTAGCCCATTCCAAATATTCACTACTCCAGTTTTAAGACCGTTAAAAATGTCAATTGACCAGTTTTTTAATGTAGTAAACACATTTTTTGTTCCTGTCCAAATGCCATTTACAATTGCCAGCAAACTAGATTTTACAGCATTCCAAATGTTTATAAGTCCTGTCTTTAGACCATTGAAAATGTCAATTGACCATTTTTTTAATTCATTAAATATTAGTTTTATTCCATTCCAAATCCCATTGGCAATCGCTAATAATGCACTTTTAATACCATTCCAAATACTTATTACAGCAGTTTTTATAGCCGTGCAAATAGACTTAATTGTGTTCTCGTAAGCAATCCAGATGTTAATCGCTAAGTTTTTAGTTGCCGTAAAAATAGAAACTGTGAAATTTTTGATAGCATTCCAAACACTAACTATATCTCTTCCAAGAGCTGTTACGGTATTTTTAACGCCCGTTTTAAAGCTGTTCCATAGGTTTTCAGCTAGTTTAATGCCTGACTTAATTACATTTATGCTTGCGTTCCATCCTGCTACAAAAGCATTTTTCACGCCAGTCCAAAGATCATTAGCCCATTTTCTGAACTTGGAATTATTGTTGTAAAGTAATACTAAGCCGCCTGCAATAGGATTTACAAGCATTAAAGCTAAGACAGCCCAGTTCTTTTTAACAAAATTTATTGTGTCTGAGACGCCTTTTTTTACAGCGTTCCACGCTTGTCCAAACCATTTTGTTATGCCCTGATAAAGTTGTTGGCAAGATTTAACTATTCCATTAACAAATTCTCTAACTTTAGCATTATGTTTGTAGAGTTCAACAAAGCCTGCGGTTAATGCTGCTAAGGCTGCAACTCCAAGTGCTACCCATGCAAAGGGGTTCATAGCATTCATGATAGTTTCAATCACTACTTGGGCTTTTTCAATACTCAAAAAGCTTTTCAAAAGAGTGCCAGCACTTTTAATAATGTCTAGCCCCTTGAAAGCTAAACTCATGGCTGTGATAGCTCTACTTGCTAGTAAGCCAACAGTAACAATAGACGCTGTAGTTTTAGGAAATTTAGCCATTAAATCTAAGACAGGTTTCGCAACAACTGCCATATCTTTTAGCACATCAACAAATACCTTTAAAGAAGCAGATGACCCAGATTTAAATGAATTTATAAAGCTTTTAATTTCACTTTTGTGAGCAACAATCGTAGCGCCTAGCTTGTCAATACCAGTTTGAAGTTTTAGCAAAAGGCCATCTAAATTACTTGAAATATTTATCTTTTTGCCACCAAATGCAGTCATAATATCGGATATTTGCATTGCCAATGCTTGTCCGACCCCACTAAAAGCTTTTTTAGTGTCCTCTGATGTAGTCCATTTACTTACCTGACCAATCAGTGGATTTTTCATCTGCATAATTGGTTCGTAAATCTCGCCTAAAAGTGCTGGCATTCGGCTTTTAATGGTTCGCTCCATGCCATACATGGTTTGGAGCATATTATCAGCAGCTTTGTCATACTTGCCTGACCCCAACTGATTGAACACTGTTTCAATTGCCTGGCTAGATATTTTGCCTTGCTTAGCCATTGTAGTTAAATCGGCAACAGTAACAGTTTTGCCGTGATTTACTTGTGTTTCATACTTAGCAAGCTGCTCTCGAAACATTGGGAAGTATTGAGAAATTTGATTAAGCATACCTGCATTAGCCTTGCCACGAGATAAACCGTTAACCATGTCCTGAGTTACAGCTTGGATTTGCTGGCTATTTAGTCCGACAGCGTCAGACATGTTAAGCATTGACTTAGTCAACTCATCTGATTCAGACTTGCTTGAGTGTAAGTGATAAAATCCCTGCTCCAGCTCATTAACCGTATCAGTAGCTTGCCCAGTTTTTATTGCAAGACTGTTAATTGTGTCTTGCATATCTTTAGCTTTACTGGAGCTCCCAGTTAGAGTTGTCCAAGTAGCAATCAATTTCTGTTGATCAACATCATATTCTTTCGCAGAATCAATAAGGGTACTAAAATGCGCTTGGATTGATTGCAGAGCGCTAGTGATGCCGTTTGCAAGCAGGTGTGCCCCTGTTATTTTCCAAAAAAGGTCAGACGTTTTAGATGCTTTTTCATTGACTGAATCAAGTTTAGACCGAACACCACTTAAAAAACTGCTGTGGCTTTCTTTCATTTCACTATTTAGTTTAGATATTTTGCTGTTAGTTTCAGCAACAGCTGTCCCAGTTTCGTCTAGTCTAGTTTTTTGTTTCAAATAAGCTTCACTAGTCACACCAGAAGTGCTAGCGATTTTTTGAAGCTCGCTTTCCTGCGTTTCATACTGAGAAGATAGGTTAGAGAGGGACTGTTTTAATCCACTCATGCGAGCTTGGTTGGCTTCGTCTTGCTTTCCCTCGGCTTCAAGCCGACTAACATATGTTTGACTAGCCTTTTGAGCTGTTTCATATCCGTGCTGTAAATCAGCTAAGCCGCTTGTGTAGTAACTTAAGCTGTTTTTCGCTCTTTCTTGCTGGCTTTCCATTGAGGCCATCTGACGCGTAGCAGTTGCAATCTGCTTTTCTAATTTTTGATACTGTTCAGCGCCAGACTGGGTAGTAACGTCTAGCCCCTCTTGCCGTGACCTTAAAGCATCAATTTTAGATTGTTGAAGTTCCATTGCTTTGGATAGACCACTGACTTTTTCGGAGTAGCTACCTATCATATCGCCGGCTGAAGCCAGCATAGCAGAATTAGCTTTAAAGCTGCTAGTTGCAGCGGAAACAGCAGATGTTAAGCCTTTCAAGCTGTTAGTAGCTGTGATTGTGTCAAGCGAAATCTTAGTTGCCATTTCGTTTTGAACTTTAGTCAAAAATTATTCCTCCTTTCACATAAGTTTTTTAAATAAATTGCCGGCATTGATTGGCCGTTTATCGCGTGGACGAGCATTTAAAATCTCAATCAATTCCGGATAGTTCATTTTGTTAACTGCTTCAAACGGCAATCCTTTAAGCAGTAATTCTTGCTTTAAGTAAAGAATATCCTCACGTTCATTTTTTAAGTCATCAATTGCTTTGCGGTTTCGAGCTAGTCTTTTTTTGGGTCTTTTTCTTCCTCTTGTAAAGACTTAGCTAGCTGTTCCTCTGACTGGCCTTTAATGCGACCAATCAGATAATTCAAAAACTGCCCTAATTCGTTGAAATCGAGCGTGTCCTTAGCATTTTCAACTTGTTTATCAGTCAGTTTTAAAACATCCTTCAAAAAGTCAAAGGCTTCTTTAGTAAACGTGCGCTCTTGTTTCAACTGCTCAATAACCTCGGCTGGCTTTAAATCTTCTTTTTCACTTTGAACATCGGCATTGACTGAGAGTTGAAGCAATTTGATAAGCATTTCATCTGCTTTATCTTGATTTTTAATTGTTAGTTTGATTTCGATAGGTTTTTTAATGCCTAACTTAGATACATTAATTTTTGCCATTTTAGTTCCTCCGTATTCGTTTCATTTTTATCGTCTCTGTTTTTTGTTGTTGAGTCGAAAAGTTTAGTTACAATCTTTTAGTTAGCGCCAGTGCCAGTCCCTGTAGCGGCTGTGTATCCGCCAAAGACTTCTTTCATCATTGTAGCTTCGTTAAAACTACTGTCTTTAGAAAAGTAAGTCTTGTAAGGTTTTTGTGATCCTTGAGAATCAACAAAAATGCCGTTTTTCAATGGAGAAAGCGCATCAACTTCAAGGCTGATAGTGTCATCCTCTGCTTTAGTATCATCTGTTTTCTTATCTAAATCAGTTTCAACTACGTTTGAGTTAGCAAAAGCTAAGTAGACAAAGTTGCCATCGTAGTCTTGTGAAGCTACCAAAACAGCTACATGTGGTTTACTCTTACTTGAAAGGATATAACCGCCTTTTCCGTCTGATTCATAGCCCTTGATTTTATTGTAGACATCGTAGTCCATATCGATAGCGTTAAGTGTCATTGATGGTTGCTGTGCTCCGTAGGAATAACGACCGATGCCGTTATTAGAATAAACAGCAGTCCCTTTTTGCTCGATCCCACTAATTTTCGCCTCAATAACACCAACTTCTTTATTAACAGCTAAATAAACGCCATCTGTACCGATACCACCCTTACTTGGGTCTGAAATTAATGCTCCAGTGTCGTCTAAAATAGCTAATTTAGCCCAATTGACACCTGTTGTCGCTGCTCCACCTGCCATTTAAATCACTCCTCTAATATTTTTTATAAAATAAAAGACCTTAGACACTTGGCTAGTATCCGGGTCTTTGGTATGATTTTTTGATTGATCTATTTGCCAACCGTCATTTTGAAACAGCTGGGCAAATGCAATCTCCAAATCTTGTATATTCAATTCAATATTTAGTGAATAGAAAATTTGAACCTCAACACCTATCTGCCAGCCTTTAAAAACGTTGTTAGCATAATATTGAGGTTCATTAACATATTCCGTTATCCACGCAAATGTTTTGTCAGATTGGTTGATAATTTCTTCAGGCAAAGATGTCTGATAAATAGCATCAAGCCACAAATAATTGGCTGATGCTATTAACTCTTTCGCTTGAACGACCGGTAATTTCACTTACCATCACCGCCAATCAATTCATCATACTTCTTTTGCTGAGCGGCAAAAACTTCACTAGAACTTTCGTTTCTAGCATTATCTACCCAATGTGTTGCGGGCATTTTGATTGTGCCATCGTTCAAAAATCTAGCAATGTAAGCTTTCTTTTGAAATCCTACAGTACTGTTGCCATTCTTCTCTCCGTCAATGTCGGTTGGGGCATAAGTGATATTGTCCTTTAAGTGACCGTACTTTTCTTCTTTTTTCTTGCTGATGGGTGCGGCTTCCTTTAATTTTTCAACTAGTACCTCAGCCCCAGCTTTAGTGATTTCAGCAGACTGTTCAGTGCTAGGAACAACGCTTTTTATCTTATTGAGCCAGTTACTCATCTGTTCGTCTAGTTCTGCCATCACTTCACCTTCTCACTCAGTTTGACCGTCAAGTAATCATATGCCATATAATTCAGGCTATCGTCAGAACTAAGATTGATGATGTCATACTGCTTGCTATCATATATGACTTTTAGCTGATCATTGATAGCTGAGTTATGTCGAACTATTAACACGATTGAATCTTCAAAATCAGTGTTTAAAAGCTTATAAGTTTGACTGATCGCTCTTTTTTGTGGATAAGCCCACAGAGAGAGTTGAGAAACAAACTTTCCACTATAATCTCCTGTGTTATCATTTTCAACCGATTTAATCGTGCCCAATTGAATTTTTTTATTGAACAAGCTTGGCATAAATTTACGTGGCATCTAAATCACCTTCGATTTCATCCCACAAGCCCCGAAGCTGACCAATAATGCTGTTTAAAGTCAGATCAATTTCGTAAGTCTGAACATCAGATAGTGACATCCTGTACTGGTAGTATGATCCGGCAAGTGACATAACAGCCGTTTTAAAAAGGGAAGCAACACGGCTATCTGTATAAAATTTGCTATCTAAATCTTCGCCAACTGCATTGACTACGTAGTTTTGCGCAGCAGTGATATATCCTGAAATCAAAGCTTGATCTTCTTGTGTATCATCAACGTGAAAAGCATTTTCAAATTCGTCCACTGTTACAACTGAATCAGCCAACTTCTGCACCTCCTTAAGCCGCCAATACTATCGCGCATTTATTGTTAATTTCATAGGCGGACTGCATTAAATAATCGAAACGTGTCTTAAAACACGCCTCTCAGCATTGCATATTAGCCAGCAGTAGTTGAACTTGCAGCGAAGTTAGCAGTTTGATCAGCAATAGTATCAAATGAGCCAGCAACTAAAGCCTCATCATCAATAACTTCTACGTCAAAACGTTCAATTGAGCGGATAGCCGTTTGATTGCGTTTAAATGCTTGATCAGTCTGCGTAGAAGTTGCAATAACCATCTGCTGACGATCAAAAATCCGCAGGAATTCTTGGAAGTTTCCAATATAGAATGGATGGCTTACATACTTTCCGTTGGAATCAGTATTGTCAGGCAACCAAGTATCCTCGACCCAAACAACATTTTTACCATCGAACAGGTATGACTTGCTATCTTGTGTTGGATCAGGCTTAATGAGATAATCTCCCATTGCATTCTTAACTTTACGCAATGTTAAGAAACCTGATTTATTAGTCAAAATAGTTGCAGAATTCATAAGAGCGGCATCGAGTTGATACTCTGCATCAAACAAATCATCAAATTTAGTAATAGTTGCTTTCTTTTGTGTTGTTGGCAGCTTAGTTAAAATTGCGTTATTACGAGTTACAACACTTTTGCGTGCAATGTGAGTTTCCAACCAGCCTAAAATGTTTTCAGCTGAATCTTGCAAGAGCGAATTAGGAGCATAGAACAAATCACCATAATCGCCAATTTTGTAACTAATGTTTTTCAACGATGGATAGTCGCCTTCTGGAATCTCAGCATTTTGATCGGTGAGCAATGTTGCAGGGGTGATTGATCCAAATTTTTCAATGTTTCGTGTGCCAGTCAGTGTCCCTACTGATTCAATGCTTACTAACGGTTGCAGTGAAGCGTATTGACGCATTAGCTCATTAATATGTGTCTGTGCGTCAACCGGAATAGTTAATCCTGCTGCTGAATCATCAGATGGTGATGAGGTAACCATATCCATATATTTTGAAGGATGACGCAGCATATCCTTGAAAGTGTCAACAAATTTATTTTTTTCATCCTTTTCAGGTAAAATGTTAACTGTTTTATTAACAGTTTTATCCTCAGTTTTAGCTGCTTCTTTTGCGTCATCTAAAGCAGATTTAGCAAAATCACGCGCAGTTTTAGCAGCTTTTAAATCGTCAGAAATCTTTTTAATTTCCTCATCTGAATATTTGCTTGGATCAGCGACTAATTCGGTTGCCATCTGCTGCTTTTTATCTTGCAAATCGGTAACCTTATTACCGGCTGTTTCCCAAGCGATCTGTAAATCATTAATGTTGTTTGGCATATTGATTCTCCTTTAATTTTATGCAAATAAATAGCCCAGCTTCTTTTTTAGAAGTTGAGCTTTTTCAGTGTCTATTTCATTTTGCTTTGGTGGCTCGGGCTTCGGTGCCTGTTCTGCCTTTCGCATTAGCGCTTTAGCCTTTGCCACCATGTCTTTGCTTAGCAAAAGCTGACCGTTAGCAGCATTAGCTACCGTTGCTGGCTGTTTTTCAAACATAATTGAATCAGCAAAGCCCTGTTTAACAGCATCTTGAGCATTAATCCATGTTTCTTGTGACATCATGCGATATATATCTTGCGAATCCATACCGGTTTTTTGCTGATAAACATTAACTATTGCCTGATCGGTTGAATTAAGCCCTGCTAAATCACTTGAAAGATCATCAGCGTTTCCTTGAGATACCGTTGATGAGCGGTGAATCATGAGTTGCGCAGTCGGAGAGATATTAACAGTATCACCAGCCATTGCAATAATTGAAGCTGCACTAGCCGCTAAGCCAACAACATTCACTGTCACATTGCCCTGATAAGCTTTTAATGCAGTATAAATCTCTGAACCAGCAAAAACATCGCCACCTTGAGAATTAATTTCTACTTGAATGTCTGCACCAGATGCATTCTTTAAAGCGTCAGCAACATCTGTTGGAGTTACGACTGAGTAGCCAAAAAACTGGTAAACTTCCGCATCATCATCACTACTGATTACTCCCTTGATTGGTACTGTTGTCATTTTCAGATTCACCTCCTTTCGTTGGTTGGATTACTAATTGCTGCACTGGCTGTTTTTCTGCATCTGGCATATCAGCAGGCAAGTATCCAGCATTTTGCAGCATCCATGTAGCCTGATTGTTTGCAATCGTTCCGTCTTTAGCAAGTCCTGATAGCGTACTTGCAAAATCATCGCCCAACGGATCAATTGCTGGACGAATATTAGCGGTTATTTTTGCATTGAGCTTATTATTAAGTTCACCCACAATGGCTTCGACATAGCGGTTAAGCGCATTAGCATACATCCCTTTAATATCAGTTAAGGAAGATTGCTGATCGCCTTGACCATTTAAGTACGAATCTGGAACACCAAAAACTTTAGCAATCTGTGTTGATGTCCAATCAACTTGGCTCAAAAGATTAGCAATATTCGACTTAATTTCAAGCGGCGTGTAAGTTTCAGCTGCGTCCAGAACGATAGGGCCATTGTTAGAATTATTAATTTGCTTCATAAACTGCTTAGAACGTGCAGCTTTCATCTTCCAATCCAACAAGCTACCATGTTCAACCGACAATGTTCCGGGAGAAACTACTGATTGCTGTAGTGCCGTTAAAGTGAGTTTATTACTTGAGTCTTTAATTTGAAGTTCACTAGCTAGTGCAGATAATGGGCTGACACCTGTCATGCCACCTGTTTTGCTTAACAGTCTAATGTGGATAAGATTGCTCTGCGGTTCATACTCCTTAACCCCAACATCAGGTTCATCAAAAGTGACCGTGTAAACTAATCCTGAACCGTCTTCTAACAAAAAAGTGCTAACTTGAGATGGCCTTAGATACTCCCACCTCAAATCAACACCATTATTATTTCTCCAGCGATATGCAAAGCATTCGCCACTCAGCATCAGCTGTGCAAACATTGCTTGCCAAAAAGAATGACTGTTTGCTGTGGTGCTTGGGTTGTCAATAATCCCCTGCGCTCGTGGCATGTTTGCTTTATATTTAACCGTTGCTAAGTCACCGGACAGCTGCATAACTAATGAGTAGATATCTGAATTTTGTAGTGCTTCATCAGCACTGATGTACTCGGAGCTGTTACCAGTAAGATAACTTATAACGTCTGAATCATCTCCGACTGTAAACGCTGGTGCTGTTGATGACCTAGCAAAATTAAAAATCGGCATTATTTACCACCTCCTTTCCTATAATTAATAAGTTCGGAGGCAAAACCTGTGATTGCAAAAGTTATTCCTAAGCTGATCAATCCTGCTACATTATTGGCTAAAAATACACCATAATTGATGAAACCAAAGGCTAAAACATAGCAAAGCACGTCAAAAATCAGCCAAAACTTGCTAAAAAGTTCTTTAAAAATCATCGTCATCACCTCCTAAAAGACCAGAATCAGGGTTCATGTACCACGCAAGCATTTGCTTATCTGTCATCCGATCAACTTCTGTCTTACCGTTTTCGAGCGGCCCATAATCTTTAAAAGCATACATAGCTTGATACATCGCATCGATCAATGCATCAACCGCATCAATCTTGTAAGTTGCCTTAGCTTTGTCTACTTGCATACCAATTTTATCTTCATAAGTTTCAGCGTTTAGCAAAGCTTTTTTCAAAACTGGATCATTCAGCATTAAAATAGAATTGTCGGCAAACCTTTCCTGCAAAAACTTTGTAGGATCACCAATTTCAGATGTTCTTTGAGCTACATCAAGCAACGGCCAGTCAAAATTGGCATCTAATGTTTTAACAAGTTCTTTTACACGATAATCGCCCATACGGTCATATCCGAAAAATTTGACATTCAAGTTGTTGTGATTGACAAAATTAACTAGCCATTCATAAACCTGTTCGATATTGATTAAACCTTGTGGGTGTGCTGTAATAGTGCAAAAACCTCTGCTTACCATTTTCCGATACTTAATGTTATCTTGCTTTTCTTTAATTTCAATCGAGCCAGCTTGCCTGAAAGGAATGAATGAGTGCTGCATAATGAAAAACTTTTGCTTGTTTTTTCTTTCGTCAAAAAATGGGAAAATAAAAGCTAAAGCTGTATTGTCAGAAAACATCGAACTATCAAAACCGATGTAAACATCTTGTCCTTTAATGCTATAGCTATTTACAATTGAATTTTCAACCTCACTCAACTTCAAATACGTGGCAGTTTTTAGCTGCATCCACATATTAAGATTGCGATTTTTGAAATCGTTAATCGTACCATCATTTAGCTTGTTATCTTTTTCCGTCTGCAATCCCTTGATCATTGTCTGATTATTTTTAATCATCAAAATCGGGTTAGACTTAATCCAAGTTTCGGGCACATCTAATTCGTTGGGGCTGTCCTGCTCCCAAACTAAGACTAAGAATTCGTCTCCGGATCGTTGATAGTCTTTCTCCATCATTTCTGTCATGCGAATTTGGTCGCTATGAAACGGGACAGTTGGGTCATCATAAGCAGTAGAAATCTGAACAAACTGGTGATTAGGTGTCTGAACTTGTCCTGATGTGATTTTACTAAAATTATTACTTGTGTAGTGAGTATCTCCAGCTTCATCAGCTACGCAAAAGAGAAAGTGATAACTGTCAAACTGTCCTGATTCATTAGACATTCGCAAAATGTTGTTCTGTGTGTTACCACCTTTTACTTGCTCCGATTGAACATCTACACCATATCTGTCAAAAAATTGTTTCTTAAAGGCAGATATTTCGCTCAACTTGTGTCCGAACATTTCTACATAACGCCAGCCTTTTTTTGCTTGTGCAGCGACAGGACCAATGTACGCTAAGTCTTGGTTAAACTTATTAGCCGCTTCAATCATGTAGGCATACCAGAGCATGATATTAACAAGATACGTTTTACCGTTCGTTCGAGCAACAGAAAGGGAAACACGTGTGAAACGCTTGTGGTTCAGTTCATCACGCCAGCCGATCATCAAGCAAAGTATTGCTTTTTGCCAGAGTAAAAGTGGAAGCGGCTTGCCTACGTTTACGTCAGGACACAACCTTGCAAAATTAAGTATTTTCTTGCATTCAGCCAAATCATAATGATAAGGGAAACTAATATCGTGTTCCTCTGAGCGTTTTAAGTCTTGCAGATGTCTAAAACACGCAAGTTTAATTTTATAGCCTGCCAAAATTTCGCCGTTAAGAACTTTAAAGGCATATTTTGTTGCCGGATCGCAATATTTTTCTGCTATTGCATTATAATCTTGCTTTTGATATGTTCCTATAACATCCTTATTTTTAATCTCGATCTTTTCCATTAGTATCACCATTCAGCAAATCAGCAATCGAAGGCTCATCACTATTTTGATTAGCAATTTCTGCTAGCTTTTGCCGCCCTTTAGGCGACAGTCCAAGTTGAACACCAATTGAGTTTAAAAGAGCTATTGAATCTTTCATCGTACCAACAGCTGGGTTTTTTCGATAACCAACAAAGTCTTTGCCAATCACTTTGCCAGTCATATCTTGCAAAGACTTAAACATTTTTGCCTGAATACCGTTGCTTTTTATATCAGCATATGCTTTACGATATGTTTCATACTGCACGCAGTAGTTCTCAACCAAAAAAGAGTCGATTCTATTGACTTTATCTGTTGATTCTAAAAAAGGCACGATTTTACGCCAGCAGCTTGCGGCGATTGCACCTAATTGCTCAGGTGGGTCTTTAGACAATTTCCCATCATTTTGCTGATAAAATGTTTTTTTGACCATCCTAGGCCCTCCTTTCAAATTTGAGTGGTGCCCCCTTTTGGCAAAATTTCAAAATTGCGATTTTTTTGTAAGCAAACTGCAATGTGTGTGCTCTTGCCAAAACGTTGACGGGGCGGGGTTAGTTTGTTATTTATAGAATATTTCTAAATTACTTTTATTCACTTTTTGCTTTTTTATTCATTAAATATACTATTTTTTGAATATCATCAATGGATTCTACATCTTTCAACTTGTTGCCGTTGCCAGTCCCATAGTAGGACTGTTCCCATTCCGTCTTAACGTGGTGGCACTTCCTACATATTGTTGCAAGGTTGCTTATGTCTGCTTTGCGTTTTGGATTAGCTTCGATTGGCACAACATGATCAACGGTTTTGCTGTTGAATGCTCCGCAATATTGGCAGATATAATGCTGACGTTCTAACGTCTGTATCCGCAATGATTGCCATCGCTTTGTACGATAGAAGTTATACTGTTCGCGCTTAGCATCGTTACGATTACGTGTCACTACGTTATATCTATGTGTCTGTGCTTTATTGCGTGTATGTTTCCACTTAGCACGGCTGGCTAAATACTCAGCTTCATGTGCAATATGCTCAGCACAGTAATGGTTTGGAAACTCTGCATAAGCATGACAGTTTGCATATCTGCATCGTCTAACACGTGGCATTGATGTCACTTCCTTATTGAGCTTTCTAAGTATGCTTAGTTCTTGAACGCAAGATATTAATCCGAAATCTTTATCACGTATCACATACAATCAACTCCTAAATTTACGTATAAAAATAACCCGCATAAGCGAGCTGTATTATGTGCCACACATGTGGCTAGTATGTACGTTAACAGCCAAAAGGATAAAAATACTGCTAACCGTTATCATCATTGTTTTTTGGTATTGCCACCTCACTCCGATAACTATTTTTTTACACCGTCTAGGTCAATTAGGGCGCTCCAAAATCTATCATCTATAGCTGTTTTATCTTATAATCAAGCTAGCTTTCAGAGATGCCCCTGATTGCCAACATAACGACAGCCAATTAGGCTGCCGAACCATTAAAGCCAATTGAAGTAGTTAATCTCTTGATTTATCTACTCTATCATTTTACTGCGGAAACAAGGCCATTTTTTCCCTATTTTTTCCACGATTTAAGAAATTAGTCCTAGCCGTCTTGCTAAACTTTCAAAAAAACTATTTCTTAAATTGTAAGCTTTGCTTTTCCCTACTGAAACTAGGTTATTTTCAACTAAGCCATTCATTGTGTATATCTGATGTTTTTTAAAATACAACTCATTGATAATCGTGTAGGTATCATTTCCAAACTCATCAAGCGTATCGTCAATAGCCTTTTGATTGCGTTTTAAGTTGTATAGACGTCTGTCAGTGTCAATTGTAATCATCATATTCAAAACTGGCTCGCCTATTTTATTTTCAGCACGTCCGCCACCAACATTTTCATCGGCAGGCAATGTTGGATATCTAAGTTCCATTTCACGTTCGTGAACATGTTTGTCAATGTCTGGATAGTCATGTAATATTTCTTCAATATATTTAAAAGTGTACCGTTTCAATTAGCAATCACTCTCCTAAAGCTGTAAAAACAACTGTATAAACAAACATATGAAAATAATCAATTCGCATATTTCAACAAAAATAAATTTAAAGCTCCGATACTCTTTTAAAAATTTTTCCCACATTTCATCATAATTATTTGAATTATTTGTTTTAGATATTCTTGAAAGCATTTCAATAAATTCAGCTAAAAGCACTAGCACTATACTTAGAACTGTATACCGATTGCCAATTACAAAAGCTGGAATTATCAAGCAAACAAAATATATCGTAAAACCTAAACACCCTGCACTATTTCCAATTACTTTAAAATTTTGTCTTGTCTTATCATCTACAGCTTTTTTAGGTGGTTTAATCATACTTTTAAATCCTTTTAAATTGATCAAAATTAATATGCCAACCAAAAACATTGAAATTGCTACCATCTACTCATCTCCTAGCTTTCTCCCGCATACTTCACAGTATTTTACTTGGGCAATATAACTGCTATCGTCTGTCCTAGTTTCTTCCAACGCCTTGTGATACTCTTCAAGAGTAACACCATGACAATACAGGCAATCAAGCTGTTCCTGTGTTGGTGCTGATAAAATTCTATCAACAGCATCAGCTGAATAGTCCTTGGCTAAAACTTGAAAAATTTCCAACTCATCAAAATACCCTTCAAGTTGTCCTAATTGATCCAGCAGCTCTTCTCTAGTTTTCATTTTCTAATCCCCTTACTCAACAGTCTCAAAGCCATAGTTGTCTACTAAATCCTTAACAATTAGTTCATCTTCTTCAAACAATTTTGCAAACCTTTCATCTCTGGAAACATCAATATAATAGGTTTCATCTTCCAGATTGATATTTACCTCGTGCACCCAATTGCCGGATTCATCTTGCAGTCTAATCATTTTTCAGCCCCCACTTCCCAAACTCCATCACTGATTCTTTTGCTACCACTTTATAATGTTCACCATCAAAGGTAAGATATACTCCAAATCTTTTTTCAAACTCTTCTTTATTCATCTTCAGGCGCCTCCTTTTTGACATAAGTATTTTCGAGTTGATCTAAAACCATTTCAACTTCCCCAAATTCTAGATGACCAATTGTCCTGATTGACTTTTCAAACCGATTGCCATACCAAGTCACTGCTCCTTTGTCGGCTTGTTGCTTTAAAAACCTGTGTGCTTCTTTAAATGTCATCTTCATCTTTCTCAACCTCCTCTAGTGCTTTATCAGTGATTTTAAAAGCGTCTTGTGGAATTTTAGCAATCTCGTCTTTGGTAAATTGAGTTTGATAATATGAGTTTTGATCTTTACCACCTAAAATATAGTGATTATCTTCTAAATCTTTATTTAAATAGCCACGCTCACCAGTGAATAGACGCACGTAATATTTTTTAGACTTTTCAACTTCAACTAGTTCAGGATTTTCAAGTGCTCTAGCAAATTCAAATTGCTTTTTTCGATCTACAATTAAACTTGCATTTACGAAAAGCCTCCTGCGTAAATTATGATAATCTCCGTCGTTATTCCAAATGACATTTAAAATATCCGCAAAATCTGAATTCGAATTATTAATATTCTTCAACAATTTGTCAAATTCTTTTTTTTCCTCAACAGTCATCTTAATTTTAGCTGGTTCGTGGTACACAGCGATAACAGCTTCATTTTCTATCCAACCATCAGTGCCCATGCCAACCAGTCTCACTGTCCAATAGTTATTTCTTTTATCTATTTCGGCAACTCTGACAATGACTTTATCGCCAGATTTTAAATCTTTTAAATCTTCGTATTTCATTTTGTTTCCTCCAATTTAAAATAGTTGTTCAATACGGCTACTTAAGCTCATTTACAATCACTGTTGTATTATCACCAAAATATATATTGTGCTTGTGATTATGCTGGTCAACATATTGTAATGACCGATTACTGTGTGAAACATCAAATTTACCCTTAAAATGCATGATTGCCTTGCCATCAGCGTTATACACTGTTATTTCACGCTCAATTCCATTGCTTGTTTCAGATTGGAAATTTTTAACTGTTCTGATTCCACTTGCTGTCTTATTAAGCCACCAATATGAACAACCACCAATTCCAAATAAGCAAACTATAATTACAATCGAAACTGTTATTATCATCTTTTTCATTTTGCTTCCCCCCTATGCTCGGTTTCCTGATACAAAATGTCTCACTTTATCAAACGTGCTAGGCTTGCCTACTCGCTTGCAATAATCAAGATTAAAATTCCCGTATCGAGGTTTTTTTAATTAGCCCTAAGTCGTATTTGTGTATGATAAATTTTTCTTCCGTTTTCAGATCAATAGCGGAAAGTGTGTTTTCATAAACATTGATTACTTTTGCTTGCTTGTGTTTTGAACCATACAAGTCTTCAACGTTTCGCAGTTTACTTCCTTTTTTTATTTTCATTGAGATACTCCTCCAACTTGTCTGTAGTGTCGTAGCAGTCAAAATACCAGCTGATGTCGTATTCTGAGTTTAAACCGTTCATGATATTTCGTACTCTTGACGGCCTTATGTGCAGTACTTTTCCCGCTGCTTTTAATCCTCCAACCGCAAAAATAGTTTCATCATCTTTCTCAATCACTAGTGTTTTTCTAGCTTTGACAGCTATTTTCCACGCTTGCTTTACATTTTCATGCAACCTAATTCGATTTTTGATGGCATATTTTTGTGCATTAGTCATTTCTGTTAGCTCAGGTACCGTATATCCATACCTGATTAGCTCAATCAGATTTTCGTCTGTGTACTCGAATTTGTGCTTGTATTTAAACATACTTTTATTTTTGCCCGTCCAAGCTTCCCTCAACTCAATCAGCTTTGGATCATCATCTTTGATTGACTGATACCATCTCGGATTTCCAGATTCAAGCTTCTGCAACAGCTTATATTTTCTGTTCACTTTCTCACCAGCTTTTTAATAAATATTCAAATCAGTTGTTATTTTATGCGCCTGGCCGATATTAACTCATTTCAGTTGTTTTAACCGCAATTAGTATAAAAATTACACTAGTTATAGTTTTAAATCGCTTAAACCCATCAAAATTTGTGTTCTATGATGTTTAACGCTTCATCTGCTGACCTTGCAACTCCGTAAAGCACTGGAAATTGCTCAATAAACTTTGCAAATCGTTTTTGATCATCTCTTAAACGTCCACGCTTGTTTTTGACTTCAATCAGTATCATTTTCCCGTCTGAATGCCTAAAACCTGTGATATCAGGCCATCCTCGTGGAAACAATGCAACAGTACGTCCATCAGCAGTTTTTATTTTCCCTGCATTGCTACGGCAGACTGTGCATCCGTGGCTAGATAAAGCCAGTAAAATTTCATTTTGAATCGCATGCTCAGATTTCATCAATTACCTCCAAATTGGTGTGTGACGCATCCAGTGACGGATGATTAAAACGTTGTGTTCCTACTCCCGCAATGGATATAAGCTGTTTTTTGCCATGGTGACGGATCTTTTTTAAAAACCTTTTTCTATATACTTATTTTTTATTTTTCTATATACTTATTCTTCTTTTATCCGTCACAAAGAAAAAAAGTAATAATAAATATAGAGCCCCAAGGGATTGAGCGATTTTTTTATCCGTCACCTTATCCGTCACCAAACTTAAAATATTTTTTTGAAAGCTCGCTTACATTAGAATTTTCGAAATTGGTCTAGACAGGCGATGTCTAAACTTTTTATATATTGTCTAATTTATGAATCACTTTTTAAGAAATTAAATCTTGGATCTGTCACTATTTTTAAGCCTTCGTAGAATCTTCCGTGCCTGTTTTTTACTTTCTCAAATTTATTACTCATCTCTCTGCCAAATCTTTGACTGCTCATCTTGTATTCTGATTTGTCTTCAGCCCAGGACTTGTATTTCTCGTACAACTCTCCAGCTGGTGCTTTAAGGCCTGACCCAGTTTCACAACATTCAGAAACAAAGTAGCTCAATACGTCCATCTCATTTCGATATTCATTGCTTGCGCTAGTGACTATTTCAGGCGGTTCTAAGCCCTCTTTCTGCCACATCAGTGTTCCTTCTACTATCCAATTGAGGATGCCTGATAACTCACGTTTCAGCTTATTTTTTAAGTCTTTGTCAACTCTTTCAAGCGGTATCTGGACTTTAAACGGAATTAAGATGATTCTGCGCCAGATACCGTCGTCAGTTCCTCGAATTAAAGGCTTGTGGTTAGTAGCCATCCAGATTTTAAACTGTGGGTTAAACTCAAACTCGCTCCCATATAGGTAGCGAGCGACTACCTTGTCGCCACCTGTTAATTGTTTGACTAAGCCCTCATCTAACCGATTTCCCTCGTTGGCTTCACTGGATATAACCAATCGGGCGCCCTCTAATCTAGCAATATCTGTATTGACTCCGCTATTAGCTTTGATCATAATTGTTGAAACATTCATAGTTTTTGCATAATTACCCAAAGCATCTGCTATGGTGTCAATAAAAATTGACTTGCCGTTTCGGCCGTTTCCGTAAAGCACAAACATAATCTGTTCTTTAACCGATCCGGTAGCACTATATCCGACCGCTTTTTGAATATAGTGGATTAGCTCTTCATCATTGGAAAATATTTGCTTTAAAAACTTTTCCCATTCTGGGCAATTGATGTTGTCTGTATACTCGCAGTTAGCCATATGAGCAAACATTTTCTTACGATCATGGTCATATAGAATGCCTGAACTTAAATCTACATATCCCGATTTTGTATTTAGCAGCATCTGCTCTTTATCGAATTCTTCATGTAAAACCGGAATCTTGTGTTTGGCTTCGTCAAGCATTGCTTTGCGTGCTGAATTGCTTCGTGATTTTTTAATGAAGTTAGTAAATGCTTCCTTAGCCTCTTCTGGATCAGTTCCAGGAGCTACTTTAATTTTTTCATTAGGCATATGGCTAATAGTTTTATCAAGGCATTTTTGGATTTCTCCAGTTATGTCTTTAGCCCATTTTTCGCCATCGTAGTAATACCAAGCCTTGTCAACGAATGAATATCTTACTGACTCCCCCCACATATCGCAGAAGCGATCTGCATTACCCATATCATCCCACGACCGTGGAGGCAATTCTTTTTGCTTTTTAGTGAAATTTAATTCGTATTTTAACGGCTCTTTGCGAGGGTTAAAAACGTTAGAGTTTTCATTGATTGCCTTATTTAAAAGGCCTATACCATAAGTTGTTTTTCCATGTTTTTCATCGTATTTGCCACGAATCAGGCTTGAATTTCTAAAAATGGCATCCATCTTGTCAAAATCTCTGCCACACCAGAAAGCTAAGTCGTTAGCAAAAGCTAAATCTGCTTCGGATTGGCTTGGATAAAATTGCTCCCATCCACCTTGCATAAATAGTTTAAATCGTGTGCCATTTTTTGAGCTTTCAGCTTTTTTGATAATTTCTGGTATTGACAAGTCATTTTCAAAATCGCTTTGAAAGTTTTTGTTGATCGGGACTATTTTATCTTCGCCAAGATAGTGAGAATAAAGTTTACGCATTTCAGCTTCATTAAGTGATTTTATTTCCGGTTTTTTGTTTAAACAGTGACCAGTTAAGGCAAAAAAACGACCTGATTCATAAACTTCAAAGTTTCCTTTACGCCTTCTGCTGCCGGGAATTTTGCCTTTGAAAATACAGTGAATCCCTGTACCTGATAAGCTAATTTCCATGTAGGTGTGCTTGGTTAATTCTCTAGCTTTGATCACGTAGTTTTCTGGAGAAGCATCTCCGCCCCTAACAGCTTCCAACTCGTCTTCTATGTGATCGATATCAAGACCTACGTATCCATTTGCGAAGTAAAAAGCCAATCCATCACAATCGTATTTGTCAATTGCTACTAAAGCAGTATGGAAATCTGACCAAGTGCTGTTGTCATTGCTTTTGCCAGCTTTCCCGTCCCAGGGGTTAACTGGAATTTTCGTGTATTTTTTTCGTGATTCTATCCATTTTTTTCTAAACACTCCCCACTGAGTTAATTTTTGCAATTCTTCTGGTATTTTTTCATACATTTAAATGTCCCCTCAATTAAAACGGTAAATCGTCATTTGAAATGTCAATTGATTTTCCATTATCAGCGAATGGATCAGCATTTTTTGCTTTTTTGTATTGATGATTTACAGTTGGGAAATCAGTCTTTTCAAATCCCCAAGGTGCTACTGTGTTACGATATGCAGTTTCAGTATCTGTTGAGTTATAATCGTCTTTTTCTTTTTTGACATATACTTTGACTGGACGATCAGTCATCAGTTTCATGAAATCATCGATTGAATTAATCACAGTTCCTTCCGGTATTTGAACTGCTTCAAGCACATATTGAAAACGGCTTGAGTCATATTGTCCTGTTTGCTTGTTAGTCCAAAATTGGACGAAAACAACTCGATTGCGATATTTAGCATTTGTTTCTGCTAGTGCTGGTACACTGTCTAAGTCATTTCTGACAACGAGCTGTAACTCTAAGTTTTGCCGTCCGTTTGGAGTAACTTTTTCTTGTGCTTGCTTGATTATCATTTCGTAAGTCCCAGTTGGAATTGCTCCAAAATCGTTGTGTTTGTTTTCTTTGTAATTCGTTGTAATAAATGACATATTAAATTTCTCCTTTTTATTTAAGCATTCCTAATCTTTTAGCATTCATATAAGCCCAGCCCGGTTTATATCCACGAGCTTTTGCTATTTTGTACAAGTCTTCAACTTTTTCTACATCCTCAGAATTTTTCCTAGCCCATTTATTTTTTTCATAATCAGTCACAATTTTAAATTCTCCGACTTTTTCGATTTTGGCTGTTTTGTCTTCTTGGATACCATCGGCATCGTATTTAATTTCTTTTCCACACTCAGGACACACTTTGCATTGCACTGGTACAACCGCCCAACAATGTGGGCATGTCTTGATTGGTGGAGCATCATTTTTATGCCCTTTCTTTTTCTTTTTCCACCCTTTTAGATCCCACTTTCTAGGTGTATCAGGCATCCCAAAGCGTTGATAGTTAACTACATGATCGATGATTGTAGCCTTTTTATTAGGCTGGTATCTCATACATCTCATTGCTTGTTGGATGAATAAAACTAGGCTTTCGGTTGGTCGAAGCATGATCACACAGCTACAATCCGGGACATCAAAGCCTTCTGAAATTAAGTCAACATTACTTAAAATTTTTAATTTCCCGCTTTTAAAGTCGCTCATAATTTTGTTTCTTTCAGATTTTCCTGTTTTACTATCGCAATGAGCTGCATTTATTCCGGCATTTTTAAAGGCTTCAACTACCCTTTTGCTGTACTCGATGTCATGCGCATAGATGATAGTTTTTTGACCGTTTGCTTTGTTTTTCCAGGTTTTAACTACATCCCCAAAAACTGTTTTTCCAATTGCATCATCGATTGACTTGTTAGTAAAATCTCCACTACCTGATTTTTTTAGCTTTGAGTTATCAACCAATTTGACCGAAAAATATTTGTATGGTGCAAGATATTTATTTGCTATTAGCCAGCTAACCGGCTGTCCTTCAATCATGGAATCATATACATCTTGAAATCCTTGCCCATTTAGCCGCCAGGGAGTGGCAGTAAATCCTAGTCTTGGCACATCGAAATAGTAATCGTATATTTTCTGATACGTTTTAGCTTTACTGTGGTGAGTTTCATCAGTAATAATTAAACTTGGCTTAGGGAGTTTTCCTAACCTGTTAGCTATTTTTCCAACCGTCATAACCGTCACTAATCGCATGTCAACATTGTTTTTTTGAAATGTCTGCGTTATTTGATTTATCAACTCTTGTCGATGAACCGTGAACATTACTCTGTTGCCTTTTAGAGTTGCTAGTCTTGCAATTTCTGCTATAACAATCGATTTCCCTGATCCAGCTGGACTAACAAGTAAAACACCCTTACTTTTTTTAGCTAATCTCAGTCTTGCCTGGTTGACCAGGTTTTGCTGATACGGAAACAGCTGATACATCAGAATCACCACCGAATTTGAATAAATCCTCTATTTTACATCCCTTGCGATTGTCTAATCGATTTTTAGCAAAAATCCCATCATTTCCTTGAAGAATTACACCCCTTTCAGCCGTTTGAGGCTTTGATACCATTCTCCCAACAATGTCCGTTAGCCCCATGAAAGTGTTTCGCACACTATCGCGAATTTCCGGTGCATATTGATCGAACTGCTGACCAGTTTCAGTTGTGATTGGGCGTTGTTTTTCCCACGCTGTCACTAAAATGTTGAGTTTGTAAACATAAACTGCTGAAACAAATCTTATAAAGTAGTTTGTCCACCCCGAGTAGTCTTGCAGCTCATTTCTGATGCCAGACTTGCTATTTCTGCCTTGTTCGATGAACCAATCTTTCTCAAAACTTGAAATATTGTCTAAAACCAAATTGCTGTATCTACTTTGATTTTCTTTTAAAAAGTCAATAAAATCGTTTGCCTGTTGGCTTGGCTCGCGTCTGTCAAACTCAATTACATCAATATCTTTCCCGGCTAAAACTTTTGTTGAATTATCTAAAGCTAAAACCAGTGTTTTACCTTTTAGGTACTTGATTGCTGTTGTTTTGCCAACACCAGGTTTTCCGTAAATACAAATACGCCAGTTATCAGTTCGGCTTACATTTTTTAATGACTGCACTTGCATTATTTAATCACTACCTTTCGATTAGGCTTTAAGCTAACCCCATTGATTTCTTTGCCGGATTTCAAATCGCTATATAGTGCTTTCTTATCAATTTTTGTAACTGTTTCAGTTTTTACATAATCTGTTGGGACTTGCTTTTCGTCTTCGATAAAGACTGATGCCTTATAATTTCGATTCTTTAAAATATGATTGTCAGTTTTTAACTCTTTAAAACCGCCAGCGTCGATTGCATCAGTGAGATACTGTGTTAAATATTTGTTCTTATTTTTTAAAACCTGTTGGGTTTCTCTCAACTCTTGAATTTTCTTAGTAAGCCAATCGATATCCTTTTGATTAGACTCAATCCAGTTAGCGATGTTATCAGCTTTAACAGTCATCGATTCTTCGATGCTATCTAGCGTATCACCTAACAATTCAGGATTTTCATTGTACTTATCACTTTCAGATAATTTCTTGAAGTTGCTACTTAATTCGTAAAGATTCATCTTCTACCGCCCTTTCATCTGGAAGATAAGTTTTTTTCTTTCCAAAAGCTGCCTGTTCTGCTAAAAGCTGTTCTACTTTTTCGTGATGCTCACATGGATCCATTTTTGTTACCTGCCAAAATCAGCTCAGATAATTTTTCTTCGTATTTATCAAGCAAATTGTACGATTGCTTTAATGTCTTATCTTCACTAACCCACACGACACTGATAAAAAACTTAATCAATTTAATTCGTTTTTTAGTTTTTTCGATTTCTTTTTTCATAATTTCTCCTCCCGTGTTATACTTGCCTTGTAAAATTTTTATTTATTTGTTTGAGTCGGCGGTCACCGGCTCTTTTTTTATTTCAAACTCATCATCATCGGTAAATTTTAAAATGTGAACTGGTTTCCCGTGGACTGTAATATCTTCTGTTTTATATATGCCAGTCCCATAACTCGCCTTGATGGACTTTAATTTATTAAGCAAATCTAAACCGGTAAATTTCATTTAATCATCACCTTAAACAATTCATTTGGTGTGCAATCCAGCTCTTTGCAAAGTGCTTCAAGAGTGTTGAATTGAAGCATTTTACAATTACCAGAGCGGCAATTAGTTATCGTAGTTCTGCTGACATTTGTTCGTTTACTAAGTTCAGTAGTTGAGATATTTAGTTCAGACATTCTCATACGCAAGCCACGTCCAAAATTATCTCCATTAAATTTCATTTCCATCTCTCCTTAACCAAAATTGCTACTATGCTTAGAATTGCTAGAATACTAACGCCTAGCAATTCTTGAGCCAAAACGCTCAATTGCATCAGCTCCTTTACTGATCAGCCATAAAATTGCAATCAAACCGCCCAGAAAGACGATTGCTGGGAAAAATAGCGTGTGGAACCACAGAAACCCAATCATGCTTGACCCCTCTTTCCCTCTTCCAATCCTGCAAAATAGGCACTAGCTGCCACGACTACAATTACTATTGCCATCATATTTTTGCCCCCCAATCTATCCGGTTTCTGTTCTTCTCCATCCACTCGCAAGCAGGCTTGGCGAAAATAATATTTGCCTTTCCTCGTCCACCACGAATCAGCCAGCCACCGTGGTAGTAATCAATCTCATCAAGAAACTTGTCTAAAATGAAAGTCGTAACCCAGCCGCTGTCTTTGCCACCACAGCAAGCTTTGCGGAATTGGTCAGTTGACCACGTTATGCCATCAAGCCTAGTTAGTAGTCGCTCATCAGTAAGTTTGTTGATTTGCTGTTCTACAAGTTCGGCAATTGCATTTTCATTTATCAATGTGGGCATATTTACATCCCCTTTCATAAAATTTTTGGTATATAATTTAATTAATCCAACATAATCGAGGTGAAACACATGGATAAGCCTTATATTATTTCTTATGATTTAGACAATCCTGGTCAAAAATACGATCAGGTTGAAAAAATCATTAAATCTTTTGGTGGCGCATATATCAAAATTCAAGGATCTGTTTGGCTGGTAAGAAATAGTCTGTCCCCAGAAGATATGTGTACTAAATTGGAACAAGCACTTGATAAAAATGATTGTTTGTTTGTCTGCGAATTAGTTAAAAATTACCAAGGATTAGCCACAGATGATCAATGGAAGTTTATTCGAGAAAACATCTTTTCTTAACTAATAAGGGTTAGGAATGTTTCTTTGACTTTTTTTATTATCTGAGGGTTTAAATATTTTTTTGTGCTCCTTGCTACCACCAATAGCTTGGAGCACGTTTTTAATTTCCTCTGTATTGCCTTCAATAGTTAATTTCATTTAATTCCCCCCCTTTCTATTTAATCCCTCACCTACTGCAAATATTTGATATAATCATCTCGAAGGAGGTGATTAAAATAACTTATTTTGTAAAATATTGGTTACCCGCTTTACCATCTTTAGTAGCCTTCATAACTCTGGTCTATTCAATTAAGCATCAAAATAAAATTGACAAAGACACAAATGAACGCATTGAAAGAACACAAGCTTCAAGAGTCTCAGCCTGGGAAGATTTTGAAGACCACGAAGAAAAAATAATAGTGAGAAATGGAAATGATTCTCCAATATACAATTTGTTTGTCTTTATGTGCCGCAACATCGATAAATCAGATATCGATTCATTAATTGAAAAGTTAAATTCAGATGGCAATCTTGGTAAATTCCAAGAAACATTTCCACCCGGCAAAAAAACGTTTCATCTTATAGATAGTCATGCTATGGGGAACGATCATTACTTACCCGCTATTTTATTTACCGATTCGCAAAATATTAGTTGGTTTCGTCATGCGAACGGTTATCTCGAAAAGCTTTCAAATTACAACTATTTAGATAGGATTCAGAAGCAAGGATTTGTTATGAGACACGTTTAGTAGAAGAACTCTATTAATGTTCCAATTATAAAAATGGCTAAAGTTGACATTAAAAGATAATAACTAATATCTTTATCTCTGCTAAACATTTTTGTAAAAGAGAATGCTAAATAAAAATTCCCAACTACTAACAAAGTCACAACAAACAATTCGAAAGAAGTTCTAACCATATTTGTTAACACTTTCTACAAGTTCTGCAATGGCTGCCACCATTTCAGGGCTTGTTTTTGTTTCTTTTTCAGACAAAACGTCGACTATAAAATCACTGATTGCTTTATCCAACTTTTCCATTTGTATCACTCTTCCTTATTCCGTAACTAGTTGCTTATCCGAGTTGTAAATTGTCTGACTGATTGAAATATTCAATCCGTACTTATCTCGTAAAGCCATCAAATTTACTACATCCTCTAAAACATGCTCACGTTCAGCTAGCATCTGTGGTGTCATTTCACCCTTTTTAATCATTTTCTTAAAGCCAAACTTAGTTGATACTGCTTTATTTGTAATCGTGTTTGCTTTCATAAAATTTAGTCGCACTGGATGTGATAATGATTGATTAAGTTGATTCATCATTTTTCGTTGATGATCCTTATCAAGTGTTCGGAAAATCTCAAAGCCCTCTAGTCCTGATTGAGTACGCAATGTTTTGATTACGTTGAAGACCCAGCGTTTAAATTGTTTTGCTTGTGGCATTTTTGAATTAAAAATCAAATCATAAATTCCAAACTCAGAAATTACTACTCTATTTGGATTTCCTTTAATACCGTCGTGAATCGCTACGGTATTCTTATCTTCTTCATCAACATGTGCTTTGATTGCATCTCTGCTATTGATATATTCCAAAGCGTCAGTAACATCTTTGCCGATAGCAAACCATTCATTGTTCAATTCAATGAATCTTATTTGATGCCCATTCCAAACTTCTGTTTTCATATTTTGTTCCTCCTATTCTGTGACTTTGCTACGATTTAATCGTAATTGACGACAAAAAATAATATCGTCGTAACTTATATTGAATACTTTTTCAATCACTCTGAGCTTCTTTTCATCAGGTGAAGTGATCCCACGTTCATAGTTTCTCCACGTTTCAAGCCCCACACCAATAGCTTCAGCCGCTTCTTTTTGGCTTAGCCCATAAGTTGCACGTAGGCCTCTTAAAGTTACTTTGAAATGTTTTTGAATTTCCATTTGTTTTCCACCTCCTCTTTGCATTTTCAATATTAATACGATTAAATCGTAAAGTCAATAACAAAATACGAAAAAAACATATTTTTTTGTTGATTTTCTATTTACTTTTTACGGAACAGCCGTATAATATATGTAGAAAGTGAGGTGAAAATGATGAGCGATTTAGGAAATAAAAGGGTTCTATCTGATAATATTAAAAGGTTTATGAAACAGCACGGAACCGAGAGATCAAAAATGGCTGCTGATTTAAACGTTAAATATACAACCTTAACTGATTGGATAAACGGAAATTCCTATCCAAGGATTGGTAGTATTGAAAAAATGGCAGATTATTTTAACGTTGAAAAATCTGATTTAATTGAGAGAAAACCTGATAATGTCATACCAATTACTAAAACGGTTAAGATCCCACTGCTAGGCGAAATTGCTTGTGGTGATCCAATTTTAGCTGAGGAAAATATTGAAGAATATATAGATGAACCGGTTAATTATCTACCCAGCGGAAAATGCTTCTACTTAAAGGCTAAAGGTGATTCAATGAAACCTACTATCCCAAGCGGGTCAAAAGTTCTAATCCGTCAACAGCCAGATGTAGAAGATGATGAGATAGCAGCTGTTCTGATGACTGAAACAAATGAAGCCACGCTAAAGAGAATTAAGCGGTCAAATGGGACGATGTTCTTAATGCCGGATAATCCAGAGTTCACACCAATTATTGTTGGCAAAGATAACCCAGTTAGAATATTAGGAAAAGCAGTTAGAGTGGTTACTGATTTATAGCAAAAAAATAAGCCTCAGCTTGAGCGAGTGGAGGTCGATAAGCTAAGGTTTATGATGTGTCCGAGTTAATTATATATCAAACTCGGATATTTTTATATATGAGGAAGTGATTGCTATGAAGAAAATATTAAAGAAACTTTTTTTCTGGGTTCTTACAGTTGTTTTTTCAATATTACTGATATTTTCTTTTATACTATATATAGCTAAGCCTAAAGAACCTTATCCACTTTTCTTCTTAATAATTTTTTTCACTGGTCTAATTTTTTGTTTAAAACAATTGGGCTTCCGTATAACTGAAACCTCACAAAAATATTATGATAAAATTAGATTAAGAGTTTTTTCATCTCGTCTAAAGAATAATATGAAAGAACTAATTTCTAAGCAAAACAAAAGAGCGGACATATTAACCGGAATAGCTGAAAAGCATGAAAAACATATTCTGATTTCTGAATTGCTGATAGTTCTTAAATATAGATCCGTAGTTCTAAAAAAAGACTTGCTTATTATGGATAAGAACAAAACTCTCAGTGAAATTAAAAGGCAAAGCAAAGAAGAGCTAGAAGATGTAAATTTTGGTAGAGAGAAGGCCCACAAATTAGATGAAAAAATCATTTTAAAGAAATCTGAATTAAAAGAATTAAACAACAATATCTGTTTGTCAAAGGAAAAATACAGGCTTGAACAAATTGAAATGAGAAACACTATCGATTCTCTTAATAAAGAAATCAATAACAAGGAAAGACACATTAGCAACCTTGAACAAATTTTTATCGATATGGATCTATCTAGCATCAAAGAAATGAATGGATTAGAATTTGAATACTACATAGCACGCCTGTTAAGTTTTGCTGGATACAGTAATATAAAAAGAACGCAAGATTCTAACGATCAAGGACTTGATGTCATTGCTGAAAAAAATAATTTAAAATACGGAATCCAATGCAAATTATATTCCACACCTGTTGGCAATAGTGCAGTTCAACAGGCAATCGCCGGAACACAATATTATGGTCTAGATAGAGCAGTTGTTATTACTAACAGCACTTTTACTGATTCTGCAATAACATTAGCTTTAAAAACAAATGTCTCACTAATTAACAATTATGGGCTGTATGAAATAATCAAAAAGGCTGTTTCTCAATATGAATACGTTCCATATAAATATAAACAAATTGAAATAATTTAAGGAAAAGGAGCAAAATAAAATGGAAGATAAAAGTAAAAAGTCAAAGTTTTGGAAAGGAGATCCAGTTGGTGGATTCGCTAGTGGGCTAATGGCTGGCATTGTTGTTGGAATGATTAACATTTTATTTCTTCATTGGTGGCATATAGGAATTATTGCGTTTATAGGTGTTTGGCTATTTCAAGGCACACAGCCACAATTTAAAGGACGTGCTGATAAAAGAGACAAAGAAAATGCTAAGTATAAAGATGCTGAAGAATTTGTTCACAATTTGCCGGATAATACAAAGAACAATTCGGTTTCAAAACCAAAACTGCAGTCTCAACCAATTATTAATAATATAGAACAGCCAAAAGAAAAATACTCTCGTCACGCTCCGAAGTGTCCGAAATGCAAGTCACATAACATCCAAATACTAGATAATCGAAGAAAAGCTTTTTCTCTAGGAAAGGCGGCTGTTGGTGGCGTTTTATATGGTGGAATTGGAACAATTGCAGGATTTGCTGGTAAACGCGGGAAAAAATACGATGCCGTATGTATGAAGTGTGGTAAAAAGTTCAAGATTAAGTTGTAATAAAAGCACACTCTCCCCACCTAAAGTTTGAGTGCTCTACTCATTAAAAAGCACCCTACTAATATAATAATAGGGTGTTGTTTGGGGGTACTGCAGGCAGGCAATCCTACCCAACTAACATTATACACCTATATGCAAAAACACTCGCCCTTAATTAAAAGTTTGAGTGTGCCCACATATGATAGAGAATCCACAGATTCTCACACAAAATAACAAAGAACCCATCTAATTCCGAAATTAATTAGGTGGGTTGGGATTTTTTTAATGTGGTTTTTTCAAACCACCTATATTATATCACAAAACACACTCGCTCCGGGAAGATAAAGTGTGCTTAGAAAGAATTATTAAATTTGTAAGGAACAATCAGCCCTTACATCCATATTTTATATTATGAAGGGAGTTTTTTCAATGGCTAGTTTTAGAAAACTAAGCAGTGGCTGGAAAGTTACAATCTCACAACGTGATAATAATGGGAAACTGCAGCAAACATCAAAAAGCGGTTTCTTAACTAAATCAGAAGCCCGTTTATATGCTGCAAAAATTGAAGCGAAAAAAACGGGTGTTATTTCCGCTAAAAAAGATATTGAGCTTTCAAAATATTTCGATTATTGGTATAAAACTTATAAAGAAAATAAAGTAACAGAGTCTACGCTTCGGCATTATGTGCTCACCAGCAAAATTATAAAGAAATACTTTGGAATTAAGAAAATTCAAAAAATAACTCGTGAAGATTATCAATCTTTTTTGAATTGGTATGGAGCTAATCATGCTAAAGAAACAATCGCAAAAATAAACGGTTATGTTCGTGCTTGTGCAAAAAACGCAATTTTAGATGATATTATTACAAAAGATTTCACTCAAAGGACTGAGCTTAAGTTTAATCAGCAAAATTCTATGAAGGTTGAATACCTAAACGTTAAAGAAATAAACTTATTAATAAACTCGGCTAAATATAAGTTAGATCCAAGATACACGAGCCGCTATATGATTTTAACTGCTATCTACACTGGAATGCGTCTAGGCGAAATAATGGCTTTAACTTGGGAAGACGTTGATTTTAAGCACAAGACAATCTCGATAAATAAATCTTATGATTATCACAGTCACAAGATTAAGACAACAAAGACAACAAGTTCAAATAGAACTATTAGTGTGAACAGTGATCTGCTTGGCTGTTTGTCACAGTTAAAGAAAAATAAAATGACCGATGTATTCAGGAATAATCAAAATACAGTGCCATCTTCCAACGCAGTTAATAAAAAGCTTAAAGAACTATTTAAGCAATGCAATATAAACAAGAAAGGCTTTCATTTTCACTCACTCCGTCACTCCCACGTTGCTTACTTGCTATTCAGGGGTGTTGATCTATATGCGATTAGCAAGCGTCTTGGACACTCTAATATGATGATTACAGCAAAAAAATATGCCTATCTCATTGATGAGTATAAAGCTCGTAATGACAACAAGATAGAACATTTAATGGACAACTTAGGACAACAGCAAGACAACAAAGTTATATTTTATAACGGCTTTTAACTATTTATAAAAAAATAAACGCTGATAAATCAACGTTTACGTCTTCTAGATATTAATAAAAATACCGGTGATCGGGGTCGAACCGATACGTCCTCAACGGACACTGGATTTTGAGTCCAGCGCGTCTGCCAATTCCGCCACACCGGCATGATGTTTAAATTGTAGCATAAAGATGGTAAAAATACTACCTTTTAAAAGGCGGTAACCGGATTTGAACCGGTGATGAAGGTTTTGCAGACCTCTGCCTTACCACTTGGCTATACCGCCAGCTAAAATTAAACTTCATCAACTGGGTTAGCTGGATTCGAACCAGCGCATGAGGGAGTCAAAGTCCCTTGCCTTACCACTTGGCTATAACCCAATAACAGGCGATAGGTGGGAATCGAACCCACGCGTGCCGGAGCCACAATCCGGTGCGTTAACCACTTCGCCACTATCGCCATAATGGCAGGGGTAGTAGGAATTGAACCCACACTGACGGTTTTGGAGACCGTAGTTCTACCTTTAAACTATACCCCTATAATGGAAGGGAGTGGATTCGAACCACCGAACCCGAAGGAGCGGATTTACAGTCCGCCGCGTTTAGCCAGACTTCGCTACCCTTCCATAATGGCGCGGGACAGAATCGAACTGCCGACACATGGAGCTTCAATCCATTGCTCTACCGACTGAGCTACCGAGCCATAAAATTAATAATTAGCGGTTCTAGCCGGATTTGAACCGGCGATCTCCTGCGTGACAGGCAGGCGTGATAAACCCCTACACCATAGAACCACAACTCATGGAGGATACAGGGCTCGAACCTGTGACCCTCTGCTTGTAAGGCAGACGCTCTCCCAACTGAGCTAATCCTCCAAAATGACCCGTACGGGATTTGAACCCATGTTACCGCCGTGAAAGGGCGGTGTCTTAACCACTTGACCAACGGGTCATCCTGCTACGGAGAGTAAGGGATTCGAACCCTTGAAACAGGTCAACACCCGTTTACATGATTTCCAATCATGCTCCTTCGGCCAACTCGGACAACTCTCCAGCAACAATAACTCCGGCAGGCGGGCTCGAACCGTCGACAACCTGATTAACAGTCAGGTGCTCTACCAACTGAGCTATGCCGGAATATTAGAAA